CCATAAGATGTTGAACGAAGCCGATGCAGTTGTGCACTACAACGGTACTAAGTTTGATATCCCAACACTGAACAAAGAGTTCTTGTTACATGGTATGAATCCTCCTGCTCCATATAAGCAGATAGATCTACTACGACAAGTACGCAGTCAGTTCAGATTCCCTAGCAATAAGTTAGACTATGTAGCACAGCGTCTTGACTTAGGTAAGAAGGAAGAACACGAAGGTCATGAGTTGTGGGTTAAATGTATGGCAGGAGATAAAGATGCATGGAAACGAATGGAACAGTACAATAAGCAGGACGTACTACTTTTGGAAAAGCTTTATCATCGCTTGTTACCTTGGATTAAATCGCATCCTAATCGCAATATGCATTCGGACGAGCATTGTTGTCCAACGTGTGGTTCGACGGAGTTACAGAAACGTGGAACAGCTCTCACAGTTACTGGACAATATCAGAGGTATCAATGCAGATCGTGTGGATCATGGTCGCAAGGAACAAAAGCGTTAGAGAAGAAAGCAGAGGTTAAACCATTATGAGAGACTATAGTAAAGGAGTACCGCATTATGATAGCCCGATTGCTATGCCTAATCTAGAGAAGAATCCTGCAGAGTTTACCTTGGAAGATTACTTCCGAAACTTAGATAAACAGTTCGGTGAATCAGTAGACGATTGTCATACGGATGAATCAGCTAAGTCTAAGCAAGTTGGAGGTAATCATTACAAGAAAGCTATTCAACCTTGGGATATTATTTCTGAGTGGGAGCTTGACTTCTGGGAAGGAAATGTGTTAAAATATTTGTTACGTTGGAAGTTTAAAGACGGATTACAAGATCTCAAGAAGGCACGACACTACTTGGATTATCTAATTGAAAGAGAGGAAAATAAATGAGTAAAGCTAAATCATTCATCGATGAGTTGATGCAAGAAGGTAATACAAAACGCAGTAAGAAAGTAAACTTTAGTAAGTTTTTACCTGATGATAATGGCTTCATTAAATTACAAGGTGGCTATGATCCTAAAGATCCACAGAGTTGTGATGTTGAGTTAGTTATTCAAGCAGGTTTGCGTAACACTCTAACATTGTGGACATGGGGTACAGCAGATAAGTCAACACGTAAGACTCTTGAAGCTATTCATGAGGCAACAGCAAAGGCATTGAAGTTCTTGGATGAAGCTGCTGAATCGCAGAAGAATGTATCTAAGGACATCAAAGCTAAGCGTGTAACGAAGACCAAAGCATAAGGCACTATGTTACCGTTGACGCTACAAGAACTACAAGATAGGCTGAAACGATTTGACGAGATCACTCTTCTGGAGCTACTAGATGTAACTTCAGAGGAGTTGGTCGAAGCATTTGCGGATCGTATTGATGATAATTATGATCGACTGGTAGGCGAGGTCGAATATGATGGAGAAGAAGAGACAGATGAGTAAATATAATATGACACCGTACAATACGTTCATTGCTAAGTCACGCTACTCTCGTTACTTAGATGACAAGGGACGACGTGAACACTGGAGTGAGACAGTCAAGCGTTACTTTGACTTTATGGAGAATCACTTAGCTGATAAACAAGGCTATCGATTACCTAAAGATCTACGTGAAGAGCTTGAACAAGCAGTAGTAGGATTAGAAGTAGTACCAAGTATGCGAGCTATCATGACTGCAGGTAAAGCACTAGAGCGTCAGAATGTAGCTGCATTTAACTGTAGTTACTTACCTATTGATGACCCTAAAGCATTCGATGAAGCTATGTACATCTTGCTTTGTGGTACTGGAGTAGGTTTTAGCGTGGAGCAGAAGTATGTTAAGCAGTTACCTGAAGTACCGGATAAGTTGTTTGATAGTGAGACTACTATTGTGGTGTCGGATTCTAAAGAGGGGTGGGCTAAAGCACTCAGACAGCTTATGGCTTTACTATACTCTGGCGAAGTACCAAAGTTCGATCTGTCAAAAGTCAGACCTGCAGGTGCTAGGCTCAAAACTTTTGGAGGACGAGCAAGTGGTGCTAAGCCGTTGGAAGATCTCTTCAAGTTTGTCATTAATAAATTTAAAGGGGCTTCGGGACGGAAACTATCATCACTGGAGTGTCATGACATTCTCTGTAAAATCGGGGAAGTTGTTGTCGTGGGAGGTGTACGAAGAAGTGCTATGATTAGTTTATCTGATCTTGGTGATGACGCTATGGCACACGCTAAGGCAGGTAACTGGTGGGACGGGCAAGGTCAACGTGCATTAGCTAATAACTCAGCAGTGTACGATGGTAAACCAAGCATTGGACAATTCATGAGAGAGTGGTCTTCGATCTACGAATCTCATAGTGGAGAACGAGGTATATTTAATCGTGATGCATCGCAGAAACAAGCAGCAAAGAATGGACGTAGGGACAGTACTTATGAGTTTGGTACTAATCCCTGCAGTGAAATTATTTTACGTCCTTATCAGTTCTGCAATCTATCTAGCTGTATTGTTCGTCACGATGATACTATGGCTTCACTTGAGCGTAAGATCCGTTTGGCTACGATTCTTGGAACTTTCCAAGCTACGCTAACGAACTTCCCTTATCTGCGTAAGATCTGGGAAAAGAACACGAAAGAGGAAGCATTGTTAGGTGTGTCGATGACTGGCATTCTTGATAATGCATTGTTAAATAATCCGGATGATGTAGATCTACCGGCTAGATTGGAGAAATTACGTGATGTTGCTGTTAATACTAATATTGAATTTAGCAGTGCTGTTGGCATTAACCAATCGGTTGCTGTCACTGCCATCAAGCCTGAAGGGACAGTATCGCAGTTGTGCTCCACTGCTAGTGGCATTCACCCTCAGCATAGTAAGTATTATATCCGTAGGGTTAGAGCTGACAACAAAGATCCTCTGACGCAGTTCATGATTCAATCAGGCTTTGTAGCAGAACCTTGTGTTATGAAACCTGATAGTACTACAGTGTTCTCATTCCCTGTTAAGGTAGGTGATGGAGCATTGTTAAGAGAAGACCTTTCTGCATTGAAGCACTTAAAGTTATGGTTATTGTTCCAACGTCACTACTGTGAACACAAGCCTTCAGTAACTATCAGTGTTAAAGAGCATGAGTGGATGGAAGTAGGTGCATGGGTATACGAACACTTTAATGAGGTAACAGGAGTATCATTCCTGCCTTATGACGGTGGTACTTATAAGCAAGCACCGTATGAAGAATGCACTGAAGAGCAGTACAAAGAACTAGCAGCTAAGATGCCGGCAGGTGTTGATTGGGATAACTTTAAAGAGTTTGACGACAACGTTGAAGGTGCTCAGCAGTTAGCTTGTACAGCAGGGCAGTGTGAGATCTAAGTAATAGAACGTTCGGCTTGACTGGGGAGTCTCGGTCGGAGTATCTAGGATTTACTAGTGAAGCTACAGGACGCTGTAGTGTACGAAGTTAGGGGTGATAAGCCCCACCTCTTTGGAGATATGTATGGGTAAAATGAAAGCTTGGAGACGACCAAGTAAAGAATCAGAGCTAGGATCTGGAAGGTTACGTAAGCGTACTATGCGTACATTTCAGAAGCAATACGGAATATCAGATCTATTATTAAAGCTCATGTTCAAGAATAATATGATTGATTATGAGAACTATGCTAAGATTATGGGTATTAAAACGTGACTATTGAATTGAGTGTGATTCGTGGCTTCGCCCTTGGGATTGAATATCTCAACGGTGAAGACGCAGGAGAGGAAGATGTAGGAGTCTTTGTCGTAATTGACTTAGGCTTCCTACGACTTCTGTTTACAACGTATAAAGACTAACTGATTGTGATGGTGATGGGGTCTTCTGCTTTGTCTAAGAGATTGAATAGCTTTGACATAGCGATCTTAGAAGATCCTATCCAGTCACTCTTGCCATCCCAAGTTTCCCCTACAAGTATACAACCTTCTGTATTACCTGAGTGATTACCGGAGTGTATGCGTATACCAGTGAATCCGGGCACATTAAGCAGTAACGGCAGATTGACTTTAAATCTGTTTGAGTAAGTAATCTTAACTTCATAAGCACCTCTAGGTAT